GACTGCAAATGGCACGCTTGCCGAGTCAGACGAGGAACTGCGGTGGCGAATGGTGGCCGTCGCGCTCGGCGTTCAGATTCGCGAATTGGATGAGATCAGGAGGCGCTTGGTTGCAGTGAATTTGATAGGGCCGGACATGGTGCCGCTTGCGTGGGAAGAACTCCAATTCACCAGCGATACGAGCCGGGATCGTGTCAGGAAATACCGCGCCAAACGGCAATCTATCGGCTTATCTGCCGGTAGTGAAGGCTATCAAAAGCACTATGCTGCGCTCATGGATCGCGACGGGCAGTCGTGCATATATTGTCGGGCGACGGATAATCTCTGCATCGACCACATGGTTCCTATCGCACAAGGTGGGACGGATGAAATAGACAACCTCGCGATAGCCTGCAAGGCGTGTAATAGCGGAAAAGCTGGTAGAACGCCGAAAGAGGCTGGCTATAAAATCCTTTCAAAACAAGCTAGAATGGCCCTAACACGCTATGTAACGGTTACAGTAACGGGCCAAGAGACAGATACAGAGTCAGATAAAGAGATAACACCTAAAGGTGTTTGTGCATCTGACGATGCCCACGCCTTCACAGTTTCGGACTTCGTGGAAGGCTGGAATGAGGTTGCATCCGCCTGCGGACTCTCCCAATTGCGGAAGCTGACAGAAGCGAGAAAGAGGGCCTTCAGGGTAAGGCAGAGGGAGTATCCGAGGATCGAGGATTGGCAGAGCGCATTTCGAACACTGGAAAGCAATTCCTGGATGCACGGCGACAACAAAACTGGCTGGCGGGCCGATCCTGATTTCTTCCTGCAAGCCAAATCATTCACGAAACTGGTAGAGGGGGCATATGATGGGAAAGCTGACTGAAGGCCGTTGGACGCCGCCGCGCAACCCGCACCGCTACGGATCGCCGGAGTTCATCGCAGCGCTGAATGCCGACCTATGGGCCACCCGGCGCGACATTGAATGGACGATGGGCGCGGCGGGCGCGCCGGTGATTCAGGATAACTTGAGATGGGAAATTGACCACGATAAGGCGGTAAAGGCGCAGCGCGAGAAGGATCGCCAGGACTGGAAACACCGGCAGCGGTATCCGGCGACGGCGAAATAGTTTGCGTGTCCGCGATAGCTGATCGGCTGGAGCGTGGACAGAAGGGCGATGCTGCTGCGTAAAAACGATGACCCTAAGGAGGTTGGAATGGAAATAGATTAAATTCTGCGCAAATTGAAAAAAAGGAAACCAGCCATGACCAAAAGCTCTACCGACAAAATCATCGACCTGATCGCCCGAGAGTCTGAGCGCGCATATCGCCGGGGATTCCAGCAAGGCAAGGTCATCGGACCTCAGGTTGACGACGCAGCGATCCACTTCTGGCGCTATCGCGCCTCGCTGGCCAAAGCCCCGACACCCGAAACAGGAAAGCCTATCACCGGATTTGAGACCGCCCGCGACCGGCTCGAATGTGAGTGCCCGTCAATCGTGGGTGAAGTTGCCAGAAGGGTTCGCCTGATGTAAATGATCAGAACCAGACCGAAAACGGGAACTGAGATGATACCAAAGATTGAAACGCGCCTCGTCGCAGACCTGATCCCATATGCGTCCAACAGCCGCACCCACTCCGATGCCCAGATCGCCCAGATCGCAGCGAGCATCAGGGAGTTCGGCTGGACCAATCCAATCCTTATCGATGGCGACAACACGATCATTGCCGGCCACGGTCGCCTGCTCGCAGCCCGTAAGCTCGGCATGGAGGATGTGCCGGCCATCATCCTTGATCATCTATCCAAAGCCCAGCAGCGCGCACTGGTGATTGCCGACAACCAACTGGCGCTTAATGCTGGCTGGGATATGGATATGCTGAAGGCTGAGATTGATGATCTCAAGCTGGAGGGATTCGATCTTGATCTGCTGGGGTTTGATGCCAACTTCCTTGATGGTCTACTGATTGACAAGACCGAAGGGCTAACTGACCCGGACGATGTGCCGGAAGCGCCCGCCGATCCGGTGAGCGTGCTTGGCGATGTCTGGCTGCTGGGCAAGCACCGGCTGGTCTGCGGGGATAGCACGAGCATCGATGCGGTTGATAAGCTGATGGATGGGCAGAAGGCGGACGTTCTTTTTACCGATCCACCTTACGGGATTAATTTTAAGCCACAGCGCGGGACGCACGACATCATTATGAACGACAATCTAGGCGGCGCAGAGTTTGACGATTTTCTTGATGGCGTTTTTGGTGCTGCATTAGCGGCCATGAAGCCTGACACTTACGCTTTTGTCTGGACGGGCTGGTCCAAGATCGGCGCGTTTGAGCGTTCTCTGCAAAAGTTTTTTAAGATACAAGCGATGCATATTTGGGTGAAGAACAACTTTGGCATTGGATATTACTCAAGGCCAAAGCATGAGCCGTTTTATCTTTGCCTAAACGGAAAGCCTGTTTATCCAGCAAATGCTCCAGCAGATGTTTGGGAGGCTAAAAAGGTTCACAAGACACTCCACAGTTGCGAAAAGCCTGTTGATTTGATCGTGGACATTTTAGACGTTTATCACAAGAATAGCACAGCCCTCGATCTGTTTGGCGGATCAGGCTCCACGCTCATCGCTTGCGAAAAGACCAATCGACACGCTCGCCTCATGGAGCTCGACCCAAAATACTGCGACGTAATCATAACCCGCTGGCAGGACTTCACCGGCAAGGAAGCTGTCCACGCTGAGACGGGAGAAGCATTCAATGCCCCACGTTAAGCTAACAGCAAAGCAAGAGGCGTTCGCTCAGGGCATCGCTGACGGGATGGGCCAGGCTGATTCATATCGTGCGGCTTATGCTGGCAACAACATGGGTGACAGCAGCATCTATCCGCTGACCAGTCGCATGATGAAAAATGCCAAGATACTAGCAAGAATCACTGAACTTCGCGCCGGCGTCCAAGAAAAGCAACTCTGGTCCCGCGAAATGTCGGTCAAGGCTCTTGTCGCTGCATACCGCGAAGGCTCTGGATCGGTGAAGGTTTCGGCGGTTAAAGAACTTAACGCGATGCATGGATACAATGAACCGGCCAAGCTCAACATCAGCGGAAGCATGATCAACCGCATTCAGCGCCAGGTGATTGATCAGCGCCAGGTGATTGATGGCACAGACGCTGACGATTGACACTCCGCGCTGGTTCAAGCCGCTGCTTGATCCCAGTCGCTACAAGGGCGCACATGGTGGTAGGGGCAGCGGCAAGAGCCACGCCTTCGCTGAGGCGGTGATCGAGGCGCACGTCATGGACCAGCGAAGGCGCACCGTCTGCGTTCGTGAGATTCAGAGGTCGCTCTCCCAATCGGTCAAGCGCCTGCTTGAACTCAAGATCGAGCAGCTTGGTGTCCAGTCCTATTTCGAGGTGCAAGAAACCCAGATCAAATCCACGCAGGGCGATGGGTTGATCATCTTCCAAGGGATGCAGAACCACACCAGCGATTCTATCAAGTCGCTCGAAGGCTATGACTGCGCCTGGGTGGAGGAAGCGCAAAGCCTGTCCCAGCGGTCCCTTGACCTGCTCCGCCCGACAATCCGCAAGCCAGAATCCGAACTCTGGTTCACCTGGAATCCGCGCAACAGCACAGATCCAATCGATGTCCTCCTGCGCGGCGAGAATACGCCACCGAGAACAACCGTCTGCGAGGTCAATTACAAAGACAACCCGTGGTTTCCCAACGTCCTCAAGGATGAGATGGAATACGACCGAGGGCGCGATCCCGACAAATACAAGCACGTCTGGCTTGGCGGATATGTCGGCAACTCCGAAGCCCGTGTGTTCCGCAACTGGAGCATCGAGGAGTTCGAGACGCCAGATGACGCAACGCACCGCCTCGGTGCTGACTGGGGTTTCGCCACCGATCCAACCGTCTTGGTGCGCTGCCATGTCATTGGCCGCACGATCTACGTTGACCATGAAGCTTACCGCGTCGGCTGCGAGATCATGGATACGCCTGATTTATTCCTGACCGTGCCAGACTCCGAGAAATGGCCAATCGTGGCGGACAATGCCAGGCCAGAGACGATCAGCCATATGCAGCGGCATGGCTTCCCGAAGATCATGCCAGCCGTCAAAGGCCCGAAGTCGGTCGAGGAAGGTGTTGAGTGGCTCAAGAGCCACGACATCGTTGTGCACCCGCGTTGCAAGCACACCATCGATGAATTGACCTGCTATAGTTACAAGACCGATCCGCTTACCGGAGCAATCTTGCCAGTTCTTGCAGATCGTGATAATCACTTGATAGACGCGCTTCGTTATGCGTGTGAGGCTAGTCGTCGTGCAGCACCTAAAAAGGCTGTTGATTTCACGCCAATGGCGACAATGAGTAGGTGGTAAATGGCTAGACCGACTAGAGATCAACGACTCGGCAACGTGCATGAAGCCGCGTTGAACGAGTTTGATCGCTGCCAGTCAGTCATGCGCGATGAGCGCCTGCAATGCCTCCAAGACCGCAGATTCTACTCAATCGCTGGGGCGCAATGGGAAGGCCCACTTGGCGAGCAGTTCGAGAACAAGCCGCGTTTCGAGGTGAACAAGATTCACATGAGCGTGATCCGCATCATCAACGAATATCGAAACAACCGGATCGCTGTTGATTTTGTTTCCAAGGATGGCAGCGAAAACGACAAGCTGGCCGAGGCCTGCAACGGACTCTATCGCGCCGACGAGCAGGACAGCGTGGCCGATGAGGCGTTCGATAACGCCTTCGAGGAAGGTGTCGGTGGTGGCTACGGCGCTTGGCGTCTCCGCACCACTTATGAAGATGACGAAGACGATGACAATGAAAAGCAGCGCATCCGCATCGAGCCGATCTATGATGCTGATAGCTCCGTCTTCTTCGATCTAGACGCGAAGAAGCAAGATAAGTCTGACGCCAAGTATTGCTTCGTTCTCTATTCAATCACCCGTGAAGCTTATATTGCTGAATGGGATGACGATCCGACCACCTGGTCTAATATTATCCACCAGACGCAATTTGATTGGAACACGCCAGACGTTGTGTTTGTGGCGGAATATTACCGCGTCGAGGAAGTGCGCGAGACAATCCGTATCTTCCAGACCATTGAAGGCGAGGAAGAGCGTTATACTCAAGCAGACTTTGACGCAGACGAGACGCTAGAGGAAACGCTGTTCAGCCTCGGCACCATTGAGTTGCGCCAGAAGCGGGTTAAGCGGCGCAAGGTCCACAAATATATCATGAGCGGCGGCGGCATCCTGGAGGATGCTGGCTATATCGCCGGCAAGAACATCCCTATCGTCCCCTATTATGGCAAGCGTTGGTTCGTCGATAACGTCGAGCGTTGCATGGGCCATGTTCGCCTAGCGAAAGACCCGCAGCGCCTCAAGAATATGCAGCTATCGAAGCTGGGCGAGATCAGTGCGCTCTCGTCAGTCGAGAAGCCTATCCTCATGCCTGAGCAAGTCGCTGGCCATCAGATCATGTGGGCTGAGGATAACATCCGCAACTATCCTTACCTGCTGATCAACCCGATCACTGGCCCGAATGGTGAGACGCAGGCCGCTGGTCCTGTCGCCTATACCAAGTCGTCTGCCATTCCTCCCGCAATGGCTGCGCTGCTCCAGCTTACCGAAATGGATATGGCGGAAATCCTTGGCAACAATCAGCAATCCGAAAAGATGGTGTCCAACATCAGCGGCAAGGCTGTCGAGCTGATCCAGACGCGCTTAGATATGCAGAGCTTCATCTACATGACCAACATGGCTAAGGCTATGCGGCGCTGCGGTGAGATATGGCTGTCAATGGCTAAGGACGTTTACGTTGAGGAAAAGCGTAAGATGAAGGCCATTGATCAGATGGACCAGGTGTCTTCCATCGAACTCATGAAGCCGATCATCGATCAGGAAACTGGCGAACTGGCGTATGAGAACGATCTCAGCAAGGCCACCTTCGATGTGTCGGTCGATGTTGGCCCGTCCTTTACCAGCCGCAGGGACGCAACCGTGCGCGCTCTTACCGGTATGATGCAGGTTACATCGGATCCCGAAACGCAGATGATCCTTCAGTCAATGGCGATCATGAACATGGACGGCGAGGGCATTGGAGACATCAAGGACTTCTTCCGCAATAAGCTGGTCCAGCTTGGCGTGATCCAGCCAACCGAAGAAGAGCAGCAGGCGATGATGGAAGCGGCCCAAGGCCAGCAGCCTGATCCGCAAGCGGTCTACCTCATGGCAGCAGCCGAGGAGGCCCAAGCCAAGTCCATTCAGGCCCAGGCCAACGCAGAATACAGTCTCGCCCGTGCCGAGGAAAGCAAGGCAAAGACTATGGAGACGCTCTCCACCATCGACATTGATCAGCGCAAGTCTGCAATTGAGACGGCTGAAAAGATTGGGGCCGCATTGCAGCCCCGAGTGAATGTGGTTCCACCCACCACGCAATTTGGGTGAGTTTGATAGGGTATTTATGAAAACGGCAGAACTGGAGATCGACGACAAGCTCAATAATATTGAGATCAACACCGAAGTTGAAGAAGCAGCCAATGATGAGATCGATACCGTCGAGGCTGAAGACGAAGACGATGGTGAGGATGATGTTGTTGTTTCTATAGGTGAGGAATCGCCACCTCAAGAGGAAGAAGTTCGTGCGCCAGCATGGGTGCGTGAGTTGCGTAAATCCAATCGGGAAAAAGAGCGGAAGATTCGCGAACTAGAGGCACAGCTTAATACCGCAGCGACTGAGAACAAGCCGGTTACGCTTGGTAAGAAGCCCAGCCTAGAGGAATGCGATTACGATTCTGAAGAATATGAAAAAAAGCTAACTGGATGGTATGAGGATAAACTCCTTTATGATGCAGCCGAATCCAAAGCAGTGGCCCAGCGAGATGCTGAGGCCAAATCTTGGCAAGGGAAGCTTGATTCATATGCGAAGGCGAGAGCCTCGCTAAAGGTGCAAGACTATGAAGATGCCGAGGCTGTTGCCTTGGAAGCCTTCAGCGTCACGCAGCAGGGAATCGTTATCCAAGGCTCTGATAATCCCGCGTTGATTATTTATGCACTCGGTAAAAACGCTGCGCGTGCAAAAGAACTAGCCTCAATCACCGACCCTGTGAAATTTGCCTTCGCGGTCGCAAAACTGGAGACTCAGTTGAAAGTTACAAATCGCAAGGCAGCAGCATCGCCTGAACGCACCATCTCCAGTGGAGGTGGCCGCATCTCTGGCAGTGTGGACTCAACCCTAGATCGTTTGCGTGATGAAGCCTTAAAGACCGGAGATTTGTCAAAGGTCTTGGCTTATAAGCGCGGTAAGAAACAAACCTAATTTGGAGTAATTACAATGGCTAATGCTTTTTCCAAAGAGGAAATTGTTGCATTTGAGGACATCCTCGAAGGCTTCAATGATGCCCTCATCTTGTCCAAGAACATTACTATCTACAACACCAACGGCGTAACGATGGAACGCGCTCGTGACACCATGTGGCGTCCGCAGCCCTACATCGCCCAGTCGTTTACTCGGACCGTCGGAAGCTCAATCGCTTCGAGCGTTTCGACCATGACCCAGCTTTCGGTTCCTTCGACCTTGGGCTTCAGCCCTTGTTCGGCATGGGAAATGAATGCTCTGGAACTGCGTGATGCGTTGCAGGAAGGTCGCCTTGGCGATGCTGCGAAGCAGAAGCTGGCTTCTGACATCAACCTTTCCGTTATGGATTTGGCTGCTGCTCAGGGTACGCTGGTCGTTCCAGTTGCAACTGCTGCTGGCGATTATGATGATGTTGCTCTGTGCGACAGCATTATGAACGAGCAGGGTGTTATGTCTGAAGATCGTTACCTGGCTTTGTCCAGCCGCGATTATAACGGTATGGCCGGCAACCTGGCAGTGGCGACCCGTTCGTTCACTGGCAACAAGTCTGCCAACGCATATGAGCGTTCGTTCGTCGGGGATGTTGCAAGCTTCTCGACCTACAAACTGGACTATGCAAACCGCTGCGTTGCTAATGCTGCAACCCGCACTATTGCTACCAATGGCGCTCAGGTTCGGTATGTTCCGCAGGCGACCACCGTTAGCGTTGCAGGCGTCCTGAACGTAGATAACCGGTATCAGACTGTCACTGTCTCTTCGACAACTGGCATTCTTGCTGGCGATGCGTTCACGGTCACTGGCATCGAAGCTGTTCACCACATCACGAAGCGTTCGACTGGTGAACTCAAGACGTTCCGGGTGATTTCGATAACGGACGGGACCACGATGGTCATTTCGCCGCCGATGATTGGTGCAAACTCGACGCCAACTGATGCTGAGATTCAGTATCAGAATGTTGAGGTAGTGGCCACATCGGCAACTGCCGCACTCAACTTCCTGAACATTGCTGCTTCGAGCATCAACCCGTTTTGGCGGAAGGATTCGATTGAACTCCTGCCAGGCCGGTATGCTGTTCCTGATGGCTCTGGTGTGGATGTTATGCGCGCCTCGACTGACCAGGGCATTGAACTGGTTATGACGAAGCGTTTCGACCCGCTGACGTTCCAGACTCTCTACACGCTGGACACGCTCTACGGTGTCGTAATGACGAACCCTGAGATGGCGGGCATCCTGCTCTTCAATCAGACCTAAACTGGGGGCGGGGAGGCTTCGGCCTCCCCAACTTCCGCAATCAGGATTGTTCAAGATGCCGCTTAAAAAGGGTTATAGCAGCTCCAGCATCGGCAAGAACATCAAGATGGAAGAGGGATATGGCCGCCCGAAAAAGCAGGCTGTCGCCATAGCCCTCAATGTCGCTCGTGAAGCAGCGAAGAAAGCTGGCAAGCCGTCGAAGGCTCCTAAGCGGAAGGCAAAGAAGTGAAGGGCGTAAAGCATTATCTGCCCAATGGAACAGAGTGGAAAGGCGGCACTCACAAGATGGGCACTGCTTTGTTCACAGGAAAAGTGCATAGCAAGGCTTCAAAAAAGCTTGTCCATTCCAAGGACATTAAAGGAAAAAAGAAGTGACTGACTTCCCGACAATTCTTTACCGCACGCCTGGGCCGCACAAAAAGCCTCGCGGTGGGACTTATGCCTATCAAGGCGCAGCCGATCAGGCAGAGTTTGATACGCTGATCGCCAAGGGCTGGTTCGCGTCCTATGAGGATGCTGTGGCCGGAACCGTCAAGGCGGTCGAGAAGCCTATTGATGAAGTGTCCGCCCCAACCCGCAGCGAACTGGAATCCAAGGCCAGCGAACTTGGGGTATCGTATGATGGCCGCACTTCTGATAATAAGCTGGCTGAACGCATCGCAAAGGCTTTGGAGGGCTGAACATGGGATACACCAAGCGCCAGTTCATCACCGGAGCCTTCGAGGAGATCGGGCTTGCGGATTACGTGTTCGACTTGCAGCCGGAACAGTTGCAGTCGGCTCTGCGGCGCTTGGACGCTATGATGATGGAGTGGAATGCCCAGGGCATCCGCCTTGGATTTCCCATCGCTTCTAGTCCGCAGGATAGCGATCTGGACACGCCTGCTGAAACCCCAGACAGCGCATGGGAGGCGGTGATCACCAACCTCGCGATCCGCATTGCGCCTGGCTACGGCAAGACCGTCGCGCCTGATACCAAAATGATCGCCAAGAACGCTTTTAACACGCTCTTGATGCGCGCCACCTTCCCGCTTGAAAAGCAGTTGCCAGAGACAATGCCAATTGGCCAGGGCAACAAGCCTTGGCGTTGGATGAGCCCATATGCCGGTCGGCCATATGATCCTTTAGCTGCTGGCCCGGATGGCCCGATTGAATGGAGTTAAGTGAATGCCAACTATTAATCAGCTTCCGTTAATCACGCAGCTTTCGGGCGGTGATAATGTTGTGCTTTATGTTCCCAATCAGGGTGACTCGCGTAGAGCTTCTATTACCACGCTCATTGAATACGTTCAGGCAAACTTCGGCGCTGTTGTTTGTTCTTCGGTTCAGACCACGCCATCAACCTTCGGGCAGCTTATCAATCCCGTCGGCAATACCGGCGCACGGGCTTTTATCACTGACGGCAGCACTGCAACATTCGCTGCTACTGTTGCAGGCGGTGGCGCTAACTTTGTTCCTGTATACAGCGACGGTGCTGTGTGGAAAGTTGGTTAATGCCAAAAGACTCGCGCCTCACTCGTGCGGGTGTCGCTGGCTATAACAAGCCAAAGCGCACGCCATCACATCCAAAGAAGTCGCACGTTGTGGTAGCTAAAGAAGGTGATAAGGTTAAGACAATCCGCTTCGGTCAGCAGGGCGTAATGGGTTCACCCGCTAATAAAGGCGAAAGCGAATCCAACAAGAATCGCCGCGCATCGTTTAAAGCTAGGCACGCAAAGAATATAGCTAAGGGTAAAATGAGCGCGGCATTCTGGGCCGACAAAGTAAAGTGGTAAAGGAATTGAACTATGGACGATATTAGAACATTTGCACCAGCTTACGGACAAGCTATTGCCGTGACCCCTGGTATTACCAGTGCTAACTCCGTTCTTGGCAAGAACGTGACATCGCTGTGCATCACCAGCCGCAATTCGGTTGAGTGCTTTGTCCGCATTGGCACTGGCGCTGGTCTAGCTGCAACGACTGCTGACTATCTGGTTCCGCCAAGCGGTCAGGTAAGCATTAGCAAGTTCTTGGATTATGATCGGATCGCATACATTGCTCCTGCTGGCGGTGGAAGCCTCCACATCATTCCAGGCGAAGGCTTCTAATGTTTCTGCTAACGCGCCTTCGGAATCGCTTGCGTTATTACAACGCAGACGGTGGCCCCGTTCTTGGTGCGCTTCTTCTAGAGACTGGTGACTTCCTAACTCTTGAAGATGGCGGCTTTATTCTGCTGGAATAACATATATCCATGACACAGATTCCAATCCTCAGCGGCATCTTCACGGACAACGGGCCGGACTTTCGCACGTCTTATCCGGTCAACATGGTGGCAGTGCCAAAGACGAATGGCATTAGCGAAGGGTTCCTGCGTCCTGCCGATGGCATCGTTGCCAATGGAACAGGCCCAGGCACTGATCGCGGCGGCATCAACTGGAGCGGCGTTTGTTATCGCGTCATGGGTTCGAAGTTGGTCACGATCTCCAACACTGGTGTTGTCACCGTGATTGGCGATGTTGGCGATGATGGGCTGTTGGTGACGCTTGATTACAGCTTCGACCTGCTTGGGATAGCCAGCAATGGGAATCTGTTTTTCTACGACCCGGCAACCTCAATTCTAGCGCAAAACACCGACCCCGATCTTGGGCTGGTGATAGACGTGGTCTGGGTGGACGGCTACTGGATGACAACGGACGGAGAGTTTCTTGTTGTCACAGAGTTGAATAACCCGTTCGCTGTTAATCCGCTGAAATATGGCTCCTCCGAAGCCGACCCTGATCCAGTGGTGGCGTTGCTGAAACTACGCAACGAGGTTTATGCGCTGAACAGACACACAATCGAAGTGTTTGACAACGTGGGCGGCGATCTGTTCCCGTTCCAACGCATCGAAGGCGCTCAGATCGAAGATGGCGCAATCGGGACGCAGGGGTGCTGCAATTTCATGGAGACTATCGCGTTTCTCGGTGGAGGATTCAACGAAGCGCCTGGCATTTATATGGGCGTCAATGCCATCGCCAACAAGATCAGCACGCAAGAGATTGATGGCATATTGCTAGAATATACCGAAGCGCAATTGTCGTTGGTGAAATTAGAATCTCGTAATGATCGGGCGCACGAATTCCTTTATGTCCACCTTCCCGACAAGACATTGCTTTTTGATGCAGCCGCAACGCAGGAGATTAAGCAGCCAGTCTGGACAATACTAACCAGCAGCATCGTCGGTGATAGCAAGTATCGCGCTCAGAACTTTGTATGGTGCTTTGACAAATGGCTTATTGGCGATCCGACAGCCAGCAACATTGGTTATATGGTTAAGGACATTTCCAGCCATTACGGGGATGCAGTGCGCTGGGAGTTTGGAACCACCATCGTTTATAACGCGGGCCGTGGCGCTATCATACAGCAGCTAGAGTTGGTTGGCCTTACTGGTGCCGTAGCCTATGGTTCTGACCCAACAATCAACACCAGCTATTCAACTGATGGCGAAACGTGGAGTCAGCAGAAGTTTATCAAGGCTGGTAAGACTGGCCAACGTGCAAAGCGTTTAGTCTGGTTCCAACAGGGTTGGATGCGTAACTGGCGCATACAGCGATTCCAAGGCACGTCAGACGCTCATATGTCGTTTGCTAGACTAGAGGCGGCAATAGAGCCGTTGGCGTTCTAATGGCAACCCAGCAGCTAAAGCTAACACGCGATCAGCTTGCCTCGTTCCTCCAGGACTTCGAGCAGATAAAGCAGTTTGAGAACCTGTTCGCTATCGTCAGCAGTGAGGTTGCTCCTAATTCAGTCACCGAAACAAGCATCTTGGCAGGCAATGCGTTGGCTTCAGCAAATGAGGCTTTGGCATATATTGAAGGCATAAAGTCTTTATTAGAGCTTCTGGACAGAGCGCCAGCACCAGCATCACAAGAACAGATCGCAGCACTGCAAGAGCAAATCACGGGTTTGCAGCAGTTGCCTCCACCTAAACAGCATCGCGTACCCCGCTACGGCTCGCTCTATGATACAACGACACAGACAGCCGCAGCTATCAATACAGCGTATGGCGTAACCTTTAACACAACAGATTTATCATTTGGCGTGACTGTAGGAACCCCAACTTCGCGCATTTATGTAGATAGGCCCAATATTTACAATGTGCAGTTTTCTGCACAGCTAGACAAGACTTCGGGAGGGGTTGCCCTTGTATGGTTTTGGATTCGTAAAAACGGCACAGATGTCCCAGACAGTACGGGCCAAATTCGCATTCAAGGCAATAACGCAGAAACTCTTGCGGCGTGGAATTACCTTATCCAGTTGAATGCTGGAGATTATATAGAGTTGATGTGGGAAGTTGATGATATTTCTGTTATTATATTGGCTGAAGTTGCGTCAGCAATCCACCCCTCTATCCCTTCGGTAATTCTAACATTAACCGACAATATAAGTTCTATGGAGACTTGACATGGCTGTAACAACAAAAGTTCTGATTCCAGCTAAGACGGCTGAGAACACGCAGACGGCGCAATATACCTCTGTGAACGTGACCACGGTTATCGACAAGTTTACAGCGACCAATTACAGCGCAATTGCTGCAACAATCAGCGTAAACCTTATTATTGTATCTGGAAGCGCGGGGAATGATAACCTTATTGTCAAGACTAAAACGCTTCAGCCATCAGAGACGTACACATTTCCAGAGTTAGTCGGTCAGGTAATTAGTGCTGGCGGTTTTATTTCAACTATTGCAGGGACGGCGACAGCTATTAACATCCGCGCATCTGGTCGGGAGATAGCATAACCCGTTTACCCCCTCGACCCACGTGGCAAACAATGGGCATGACCAAGAAAAGCCCATCAGCCAGCGAATTCACTTTCCGCGCTTCGAACCGCGAGCGCGTGAACGGGATGTTTGATCTTCTGGTGGGGGCGCTGTGACGCGCCCCACTAGGGTAACGCCTTCTGGCTTCACGCGGCTAGCGCCGAAAATGGCTACGAGGCGGTCATATAGGCCCTCTGCAATCACCGATTCCTCGTGGGCGGAGACCTTCTCGCAAATATGATGAGCGATCTGCCAAGAGGCGATACCAACTTTGGCGATCTTCATCGCAAGCTGCGCGACCCCGGCTTCGCTATAGATCATGCGGCGGTTTGCCGACACGCCTTGTTCAGAAGCAATTCGGCTTGCTGTCTTTGAGAACGACCGCTCCGCTCCGAGGCTTTCCACTTCTCGGAAGGCAAAGCCATTATCGCTGACGCGGAACCGTGACGCCGACCAGTCCTCGATCTTGACTGAGATTGCACCGCCGCCCGGATAGAATAGAGGGAGGCTCATGAAGGAGCTATCCCCCCAATTGGAAACGGACACGAGCTGAAGCACCGCAGATTCGACCGCCGTGGCCGTCATCCCGGCGGCGCTGGCTCGCTCCTCGTCGGTCGATTGTTTCCCCACGTCAGTTCTCCGCTCGCTTGGCGCGCTTTCGACACCTGTCATAGATACGGCGATGCAAGGCAGTCAGCGCAATGCGTTCCGTGGTGATCTCCGCAAGGCGGGCGTGCTCTTCGGGCTTGAGGTGGGATTGCCAGCTCATGCGACTTGCACCAGAGCGTCCGTTACCGGGTTTTGCAGATAGCGCCGCCCATCGCCGCGATATTCGCTCACGGCATGTTTAAGCGCGTCCCGGCGAGTGCAGCGGCGTGAAGCCATATCGCGTTGCT